TCGACTGGTGGGACTGTGTCTACAGCGATTTCGACGAAGAGATGAGAGCCAAGGGTATCTATGTCTACGAGAAGCAGTTCAGAGGCTTCTGGTCACAGGGGGATGGCGCGTCGTTCACTGGCTACGTCTCTGACAACGCCCTGTTCCTCAAGGCTCACGAACTCACTGAGACCTGTCCGTGGGTGACCAAACTGCTTGAGATGGGTGGTGACTTCACCCTCAAGATCGAGCGGACTAGCCGCCACTACGTCCACGAGAACACCGTGGGTGTGGACCTGACGTTCACTGACATGTTTGCCGATGTCCTGCCACGAGACGACCTGCGCAGTGCCATCGCTGACTGCTGGGATAAGCTTCTCGACGCCGAGTACGAGACGCTGGCTGGCACCGCACAGACCATCATCAGAGATCACTGCCGTGATCTCTACCGACGACTGGAGAAGGAGTACAACTACCTGACGAGTGACGAAGCAGTATGGGAAGCCATTGAAAGAAATGAGCTTTTCTATCTCGATGAATACGAAAAGGAGAACGTGTGATGGAGAATACCCGCCTGTTTGCACTGCGCCGCTACCGCAAGGGACCGCTGATCAAGGATCAGTTCGGTGATGTGGTCTACTTCGACAACAAGACCGACGCCAAGCGGTCGAGGGACAGGATCGGCGGTAATACCGTCGTCACTCTCGGCCCGGATCACAAGATGTATGAAGGAGGAATGTGATGTCTCTGCCCACCACAGCATGTATCGTCATCGGGACCAACGGCTTCGTCTGGTACACTCCGAACGCCGCCGATATGGGTGACTACATTCACCTGAAGAGCGCCCGCATCATCCGGCAGTGGGGTACGACCGACGGTCTGGCGGAACTCGTTGATGGCCCGACCAAGGAGACCAAACTCGACAGTGCCAGTGATGTGGTCCTCACGAAGACCGCGTTCCTGTTCGCCATCCCCTGCAAGGACTGGAAGCTGTGACCACGCTCTGGTTGCTGCGGCTCGTACCCGCACAAGTCAGAACCGGCTACGGCTACGGCGACGGCAACGGCTACGGCTACGGCTACGGCGACGGCTACGGCAACGGCTACGGCGACGGCTACGGCAACGGCTACGGCAACGGCTACGGCTACGGCTACGGCGACGGCGACGGCGACGGCTACGGCTACGGCGACGGCGACGGCGACGGCTACGGCTACGGCGACGGCGTCATGTGAGTCATACAACTAGTTACAATAAGCTCAACACAAGGAAACATATCTATGCGTGCAGAACTTCTCAAGGGAACACTCAAGGCTCTCTTCCCCATCCAGCGTACCGTGATCATCGTCGGCCCTCCGGGCGGCGGCAAGACCACCATCGTCAATGAGGTGGCCGAAGAGCTTGGTGTTCCTGTGATCCTGCGCAATCCTGCGCTCACTCCGGTCGAGGACTTCGGTGCCCCTGACATGCTGGCACAGGGCAAGGCCTTCGGCTACAAGATGCCTGACTGGTTCCCCTACAAGGGCAAGCCGGGTACTGAACGTGGCGGCATCCTGCTGTTCGACGACCGCACCCAAGCTAGCCCTGACCACCAGAAGGCTATCGCTCACATCTGTCAGGCTCGTGACCTGCACGGTGTACCTCTGGCTGATGGCTGGCAGATTGTCTCCACTGGCAATCGTCAGGCTGACAGGGCCGGTGCTGTCCGCACTCTGAGCCATCTCGCCAACCGCGAGACTACCTTGGAGTTCGAGACCGACCTCAACGACAGCACCAAGTGGATGATCGACCACAACGTGAAGCCCGAGGTTGTCAGCTTCCTGCGGTTCCGGCCCGGTCTGCTGCATGACTTCGATCCGCAGCGTGTCAGCAACCCGACGCCCCGTTCGTGGGTCGAGGGTATCTCTGACATCCTCGGTGTGGTGCCTGCCGAAGCGGAGTACGAGTGCTTCAAGGGTGCCATCGGTGAGGGTGCAGCGGCAGAGTTCGTTGGTTTCATGCGGATTTTCCGCAAGCTGCCCAACCCTGACGCTATCCTGATGAACCCCAACACTGCTGACGTGCCGACCGATCCGGCTACGCTCTACGCTCTGTCTGGTGCGCTCTCTCACCGTGCAACTGACGGTAACTTTGAGCGTGTCTGCACCTATAGTGAGCGGATGCCGCCCGAGTTCAGCGTTCTGACCATCTCCTCGGCGGTGCGCAAGAACCCTGACCTGTGCAACACGCAAGCGTTCACGAAGTGGAGCATCGAGCATCAAGATGTACTCTTCTGAGGTCGGTCCACTGGAAATCAGTGAGGCCAAGGCATGGCTGGCGTTTCTGTTGAAGCGTCAGCCCCACAAACGGCTCGAACTGCTGTTTCGCCTCGAGCAGATAGACGCAAGCAGAGCAGCACGGCGCGCTGCCCTTGCCCGACTTGAACAACTGGCGATGCAGTACCCCACCGACTACCTCGTATTCAAGACACAGCGTAGACTGGTGGGAAAACAATAACTTAGCGGAGTAACTGACATGACTATGATGCTGAATGACCGTGCCCTTCTCGTGTCCCTGTCGATCTCGCAGTGGACTGCCCGCAAACTGGATAAGCGGGCGACCAAGGAAGTGGCTGACAACAATCGTGCCAGCACCAGTGCTGGCCGCTACAACAAGTCTCTGCTTCCTCTCAACGACCTGCTGACTCACGTCCACCAGAAGACCGGCGTGATCCGTGAGAAGTTCGCCAAGAACACCCTGCCTTGGGGCATCGACGGCACCCGCATCCTGCCGAGTGCCAACTACCTGTCCTTCATGCAGGATTTCCGCAAGGAGAAGGGCGAGTGGCAGTCCCTCGTGACCATGTTTATCGACAACTACGACGACCTCGTGGATGAGGCCAAGCGGTGGCTCGGTGATCTCTACGATGCTGCCGACTACCCCGACAAGCACAAGGTGGCTGACAAGTTTGCCATGGACATGGGGATTTTCCCCGTGCCGACCAATGACTTCCGTGTGGAGTTGTCCAGCGATGAACTGGCACGCCTTCAGGAGGACATGGAAGGGCGCATGGCAACCATCCAGCAGGAGGCTATGAACGACTGCTGGCACCGGCTCTACAAGCACGTCCAGCACATCACCGAGAAGCTGGCCGATCCCAAGGGTATCTTCCGCGACAGCATGTTGGACAATGCACAAGAGACCTGTGACCTGCTGTCACGCCTCAACATCGCAGACGATCCCAACCTCGAAGCCATGCGCCGTGAGGTCGAGGCCAAGCTGATCAACCACCACCCCGACAGCCTGCGCAATGACCCTGACCTGCGTCAGGATACCGCAGCCGAAGCACGCAAGATCATGGACCTGATGTCAACTTTTATGCAACCGGGTTGACCAGCGTTTCATAATATCATAACGTCGGCGTAAGGAGATAGCTTATGCTGACACAAGAGTATGTCCAGTCGGTACTGAGGTATGAAGATGGCCACCTGTGGTGGAGGAATAAGACACGCAACCATCACATTGACCACCCTGCGGGTACTGTGAATGGTAAAGGGTACAGGCAGATATGTATAAACTATAAGATTTATACAGTGCATCGCCTAGTCTTTCTATACCATCATGGGTGGCTACCTAAATATATAGACCACATAAACGGCGTACGCACAGATAATAGAATAGAAAATCTACGAGCCTGCACCCACCAGCAAAACTGTTTTAACAGTGCTGGTTACACTTCGACGGGAGTCAAGGGTGTAACTTGGCATAAAAGCGCAAAAAAATGGCAGGCCCAACTATCTATCAACGGTCGAAATACGTACCTTGGTTCGTTCAAGACCATAGAAGAAGCCGCAGAAGCTGTTGAGCGCGCGCGACAAGAACACCACGGAGCTTTCGCTAGATCATAAGGAGAAAAACAATGACTGACACCAACAAGCTGATGCGCCGCCTGTCCAAGGCCAAGACCAGCCTGATCCTTGAGTCGCCGTTCATCGGCACCATCACGCTCAACATGCCGTTCGAGTTGTCTGACTCGGTTCCCACTGCTGCGACTAACGGCAAGCGTGTGGTGTTCAACCCGGCGTTCATCGACCCGCTGACTGATGAGGAACTCAAGTTCCTCGTCGCTCACGAGGTGTTTCACCCCATGATGGAACACAACTACCGCCGTGGCGAGCGCAACCCCCGCAAGTGGAACCGTGCCTGCGACTACGTGATCAACGAGCTTCTGGTGCAGGAAGGTATCGGCAAGATGCCCGAGGGTGGGCTGCAAAGCACCAGCATTTATCAGGCTGGCAATGGCACCAGTGATGGCATCTTCAACATCCTCGAAGATCAACCCGGTGACGACGGCAGCGGCGGCTACGCCGATGGCAACGGTCCCTTCGACGACTGCGAGGATGCTGAGGGCAACGCAGCAGAGCAGGCTCAGGCTCAGGCCGAGATGAAAATCAAGGTGGCTCAGGCTGCGCAGGCAGCCAAGATGATGGGCAAACTGTCTGCCAACATGCAGAGACTTGTCGATGAGGTGCTGCAACCCAAGGTCGATTGGCGCGAGGTGCTGCAACGGTTCATCGAGAAGGCCCGCACTGACCAGCGCACCTATGCTCGGCCCAGCCGTATCTTCGCAGCGCAGGGCCTCTACCTGCCCAGTATGACCGGCGAGCGGATGGGTGAACTGCTCTTCGCAGTGGACTGCTCTGGCTCCATCGACCAGCACACCCTGAACCAGTTTGCTGCCGAGATCAGGACGGTCAAGGACGACTGCCTGCCAGCACGTATCCATGTGGTCTACTTCGACAGCACTGTCTCCCACTACGAGAGCTACGCTGCGGAGGACGATCTCGATATCCGCCCACATGGTGGTGGCGGTACGGCATTCAGCCCGGTGTTCCGCTACGCAGAAGAGCATGACATCGACCCGGTTGCCTGCGTGTTCCTGACTGACCTGTACTGCCATGATTTCGGTAATGCACCGGACTATCCGGTGCTGTGGGTTTCCAACGGCGCTGACCGCGCCCCCTTCGGAGAAGTGGTGATGATGGCATGATCGACGACGCTAGTGAATTGACCGAGGAACTGGGTAACCTGTGCTCTGGGTATGACATGCCCACTGTGCTGACCGCACTGACGTATCTGTGTGCGGATGCGTGTATCCAGTCCGGGCTAGGCGAGGACACGTTCCTCGCCAGCCTCAGTGAGAGCATCCTTACAGCAGTCCAAGACATAAGGGAGTACGACAATGGCAACCGTTCGCATCACTAAGGAACTGATCGCCGACATTCTTGCCTGTGCGAGGGCGAAGTTCAGCGATAGCATCAAGAAGGCAGAGGACAGCCGACCGGACCACCACTGGGGTGACTACATCTACGACGCTATCTACGGGGAGTACGCTCCGATCATGGCCCAGCTACCTGCCGGGTTCATTCACACGACAAACCGGGTGCTTATACGTAAGGTAGGTCCATACCCTGTGGAGCTTTACTTCGACTTCTCTGCACCCAAGCTGTGGCCCGGCACCATGCCGCCCGAAGCACCAGCGGAGAACCACTACAGTCAGGCACTGGTGCTGAATAACAGCCCTGTCTGGAACGACCTGCTCGACGAGGTAAAGGCATGGAAGGACCGGTGTGACGCAGCCCGTAAGCGGTCGAAGGAGTTCACCGAGGGGGTGAGCAAAGTGCTGGAGAACTTCTCGACGCTGGCCCCGGCGCTCAAGGAGTGGCCCCCTCTCTGGGAACTGGTGCCCGAACGGGTCAAGGAGAAGCACAAGGAGATCACCGTGAAGGAGAAGAAGGAGAAGCCCGCCGTGGATCAGAACACACTCGGCAGGCTGACGGGTGCCATAACTGCGGTCAAACTCGGAGGACTGTGATGGACCTGCCACGCAAGTGGCCGGGACGTGTCAAGGTGAGGCAAGCCCTCACCCTGATGCGCCTGCTAGATAAGTTGGGTTTGTGGCCTGAACTCTACGCCGGAGAAAGCAAGGCATATCAGAAACATAAGTACCAATGGTTCCGTAAGGTGTTTTACTGGGAAGTCCACGGACTGCATCCAGACCATCCCAAAGTGAAGAGGATAGGACGATGACCAAGAGAGAGATGATTATCCGTACCCTAATGGACTACCCCAACCTCAGCCCGTGGCAGGTATCCAAGCGTGTCGGCTGCCATGTGACATACGCCCACAAGGTGGAGCGCGACTGGCTCGGCGCTAAACCAGCGGTGATCGAAGCTCCTGCCGAAACGCAGGCAGAGATGTTTGAGGGAGTTGAGCAAGTTAGTGCGTCAACTAGTGACACCATCGACGCTGTACTCGATGAGCGCGGCTCGCGGTATGGGAAGTTCGCAACACATGCTGAGATAACTCAGACCCTGAAACGTCAAGCCGCGTGGTATTTGTCTCAGCAGAACAAGAAGCTCAACTTCGACCAGCAGGAAGCACTCGATATGATCTTCCACAAGATCGGTCGCATCATCAACGGTGACCCGGACTATGCCGATAGCTGGGTGGACATCGCTGGCTACGCCAAACTCGTAGCCGACAGACTGGAGGGTAAGGTACGATGAAAGAGGTCTATGAGATTCGCACGGTCCGGGGCACACCAGTGTTCCGGGCTGACACCATCGAGGGTGCCAAGCGAGAGATCGAACGCGCACGCAAACGTGTCGGTATAAGTTTTCACCTCTACAAAATCATCACGACCGAAGAGGAAGTACTTTACTGAAGTGTATAATGTAGATAGGAGTGACGGGGATGACTGCACTCATCATGATCGGCGCGACTGTCGCCTACTTCGCCGTGACGATCCCTCTGGCGATCCTGATCGGCAAGTGGTTGAGCATGAGGAACAAGAAAGGAGACGAGCGGTGAGCGAGGAACTGAAGGCGCATGGCAATTGCGGCGCATGTCACTGGTGGTGGTCTTGGGAGGCCATCGGAAAGAACGGCTACGGTCGCGGTGAATGCCGCCGCTATCCGCCTGCTGTGGTTCTGTTGCCTCTGTCAATCGGCGGCAGCACTGATCGGGCCACGCCGGTTACGGGCGCTGCATACTGGTGCGGCGAATACACCCCTTCCGATAGCAATGGGGGTGGGGCGTGAGCTACGACGCGGCGCCCAGCATAGCCCAGCGCAAGATCGCCCGGCTCGATGAACGCATCGCTGAATTGCAGCGGAAGCGCGAAAACGCCGTGCGCGAACGCGGGGCAGAGCTTAGCTTTAAGCCATGTGCAGACTGCTTCGACGGCTTTTGCACCATGAATTGCTCAAGCGCGCCAATCATCATGAAGGTGTTGCCATGATCATCGACGTTGAATGCCCGCGTTGCAACGGTTTGGGCGAAGTGATGGGCGGCACTCGCAACATGCGCGCCCGCATGGTCCACCGCGACGATCTGGACCCCGGCGATTTTGGCGAGCCGTGCCCCAAGTGCTTGGGCGCTGGGGTGGTCGATTACGATCTGAATGAAGAGTGCGAGGAATGATTGAGAAGCCATTCGCGTATTGCTGTGCAGAAGCAGGCGGAGATCCGGCGACTTGCGATTGCGTAGATAAAGATCATGGCGTTGCGCGCTTTCCTGAGGCGACATGCATCATAACTAATTGCCGCAATCGTGCGCCTGCGCATGAGGCATTTTGCGCAAAGCATCGCCGCCCATGATCCCCGCCCGCCTCCGCGACTTCTGCCTGCGAGAGCTAGGCTTTGACTGGTTCGAGTGGATGCCTGGTGAGATCAAGTTTTAGGAAGGAATGAGAGATGAGCGAGAAGATGACAGCCGAAACCTTGCAGGCGCGCATGAATGAAATCACCGACGCGTTCGTTGAACAGGTCAAGGCGATGCAGCAGAAGCTTTCGGACGATCTGGTGGCAGTCGTCGAACAAGCCGAGAACGATGGCGTACCGGAAACCTTGATTGGTCCGATTGCAGCACTGGCCGCAGCCGAACAATCTGTCCGCCACTTGCTGGCTCGTGCAGGGCTGGTGCGGCAGGGTGGGGATCCGGTGGCCCTAGCGCACATAAGCCTAGAGGATGACGGGCCATACATTGATCTTGAAGTTTTGAACGGCGAAAACCTTCAGCCTTCCGATACACCAGTGCCGCTCTACGCCCTCGTCAACGCCTATCGCACCGGCAACCTCGTGCAAATCGACCGCGAGGGGATGCGGGAGAGGGTGGCGAATGCAATCTGCAACACAGACACAGTGCCGCCTGATGATCCAGACGAGTATTGGGTTTTCCTCGCAGACGCCGCCATCGCCGCGATCCTAGGAGGTGAGTGATATGTTGTTTATCGGAATTGCGCTCATGCTCGCCGGGCTTTGCGCCTTTATCGTGCTGGTCGCTTTTGCCATTACGGAGGGTAAATCATGACCGAACCGTTTGATTACGATGGTCTGACCGCGCACATCCGAGCAATCCGGACGCACGATGACGCGTATAATGCCCTCCGCGAGCGCATCGAGGCCGCGTTTGTGCCGATTGAGCATCACACCGCGGTTATCACCGATCATGATGAACTATTGCAGCATGAGATAGCCCGCGCCGAAGCAGCCGAAGCCGAGAACGCGAAGCTGCGGGAGGCTTTGCGGGAGTGCCGAGATCAACTTTGGCACCTCGCCAAAGACCCCGCCAGCAATCCGTGGATCAAGCAGGCCGACGATGCACTCGGAGGTGAACATGACAAGTGAACTGGTGGAGCGGCTGCGGGCAGAGCGCGACCGCATGTGGAAAGAATGCCGCCTGCCGACAAAGCGCACTTACACAACTGCAACGCCTGACATGCTCGGCCAAGCCGCCGCCGAGATCGAACGCCTCACCGCCCAGCTTGCCGAAGCGCGGCAGGCGGAACGGGCGGCTGAAGATCGGGCTTGGGAGCAGGCCCGCGAGCTTGTGCGCGGCACTAATGCCGACATGTGTAAGACGGCGAGACAGGCTTACCGGATCATTTGTGGTGACATGACCAACGCAGTCAATAATCGCCAGCTTCGCACACTGCAAGGCCGCGTGGAAGCACGCAGCGCTGCCCGCAAGACCGGAGAACCAGCATGACCGACCTACCACCGATTGAGTATCTGGATGAAGCGGCGAGGTTGCACGGCTATCAGTCGTGGGATGAGGCAAGCCGTTGCGCTGGCGTCTTCATTCGCAAAGCCATCATCGCCCACGCCCGCGCACTCCACCAGCTTGCACAGGCCCGCGCAGAGATCGCAGCACTAAAGCCGCGTGAGACGCTGGAGGATGTGGCGAGGCGGGAGGCGATGTGCCGCATGACAGCGCGAGGGCAGGCTGCATTCGTGCTTGGCTTCCTCCGAGGCGTTCAGATGCAGAAGGAAGGAGTGTTGCCCGATGCTTAATATTTCCGAGCGTTTGGACAGTATGCAGCATACGATTAACCGCCTCCAGACGGAAGTTGACAACTTGCGGGCGCGATACCTGACCACCATCAGCGTTTCGCACATTCCGGCTTCAAGCATTGAATTGCTTGAGGATGTCGCCAAGGCTTTTGGCCTTCAAGTTACGGACTTGACAGGGCGGCAGCGAAATAAGTGGCTATCTTACGCCAGAGTGACTGCGGTTTGCCTCCTCCTTCAGCGCGGGAACAGCACTCCCGTTGTCGGACGCATCCTTGGTCGGCGCGATCACAGCACAATCATCAGCCTCAGGGACAGACTTGAACGGTATCGGACTGAGTGCCCCCTGATTTCTGAAGTTATGCAGAACCTATCTGAGGAAGGAGTGCTGCCCGATGAGTGAGCGTCCATTCCCCGAACTGCTGACCGAAGATGAAGCAGCCGCCCTCCAAGCGCAAGCCGAGCGCCTTTGGGCCGATCTGCAAGCCAACAACCTTGGCGGCTATTCCGGCATCAACCGTCCGTTCTACATCGCGTTTGCCATGCGCAAGGTCATCGAAGAGTTTGGCCACCGTGACACGGGGTTGTCGTGGTCAAAGAACGAAATCGACAGCGCATGGAACAGTAGAGCAAAGGACCATCCCGATGAGTGAGCAGACCGACACGAAGGCCCTGATTGAACGGGCGTGGGCACATATGGTACAGGGTGAGACGGTCGAATACCCCGTGGCTGACGCCCGAGCCGAGCGCAACTTGCGGCGGAACATAAGCCAGTATGGCACCCGAAATCATAAATCATTTCGCTGCCGCATCGACCGCACAACAGAACCCACAATCATGCGGGTAACGCGGCTCAGATAGTAGGATGTGTCGATATGTCTCAGTGCGTGGTCTGCAGCAAAGAACTCTCACGTCGGAATACTATTGGTTACTGTCGTCCGTGCTGGGCTAAGTCCCCAGAGAAGCGCGCTAAGACCGCAAAGGCCATGGTTCGCCGGTGGCAAGACCCTGAACTACGCAGTAGGATGCGAGAAGCCGGGATTGCTAACCTCAACGGTCCCGGCGTACGAGATCGTGCCATTGCCTCGATCAAAGCACGTAGGTCATGGGAGGTCGCATCTGCCCATCTAACCCCGGAAGTCCGGGCTAAAGCTGTCAGGCGCAGTCTGGAGACTAAACTAGCCCATATCCCGAGAGAGCTACGTGCTGAATATAAGCGTCTGACACGGAAGAAAAAGTTTTCTGCCGCCGAGGCTGCAGAGTTCATTCGCAACCAACACGAACGAGATATGGCGCAGTTTCGGGCAAAGATACTCAGGGGAGTCGGTGATGGACATCTTCACGATTGATTTCGAGACGTACTACGACAGAGACTACAGCCTGTCCAAGATAACTACAGAGAGGTATGTACGCGATGAACGCTTCGAGGTGATCCTCGTCGGCATCAAGAAAAACAATGGGCCGGTGAAGTGGATACCCAAGCCTATGATCCACTTCTTCCTCAAGGCCATTGACTTCTCCAAGGCAGCCATCCTCTGCCACAACACTGCGTTCGATGGGGCTATCCTCTCGTGGCACTACGGTGTGAAGCCCAAGCTGTGGCTAGACACCCTGTCAATGGCGCGCCCTCTCCACAACGTGTCTGTGGGCGGCAGCCTCAAGGCACTGGCGCAGTACTACAGGCTGGGTGCCAAGGGTGACGAGGTGGTCAACGTGCTTGGCAAGCGGTATGCAGACTTCTCCAAGGATGAACTGAACCGCTACGCAGACTACTGCGTCAATGACGTAGAACTAACCTACCAACTCTGGCTCAAGCTGAAGCGTGAGTTTCCGCAGGAGGAACTGCTGGTCATCGACCAGACCCTGCGCATGTACACCGAACCCAAGATCGAACTGGACCGGGGTCTGCTGCTTCAGCACCTGACTGAGGTGCGCTCGTCTAAGGAGAAGCTGCTCGATCTGGTGGTTGAAGCCCTGAACGATGGCGCGACTGAAGGCGTTGGGCGTGAGGCGCTCAAGCCTGTGCTGATGAGTAACCCTCAGATGGCATCTTTGCTTGAGAAGCTTGGTGTAGAACCCCCGATTAAAGTAAGCGCCAAGACGGGCAAGATTGCCTTCGCTTTCAGTAAGACGGATAAGGCATTCACTGATCTGCTGGAGCATCCTGACGAGCGTGTCCGCGCTGCGGTCGAGGCTCGCCTCGGTGTGAAGTCCACTCTCGAAGAGACCCGGACCCTTGCGTTCCTCGGGATCGGTGAGCGCGGGGCGCTGCCCATCATGCTCAACTACTACGGCGCACACACTGGCAGGTTCTCAGGCGGCGACAAGGTCAACCTTCAGAACCTACCCAGCCGTGGCAACACCACGATCCGGCGCGCACTCAAGGCACCGCAGGGGTATGAGCTTATCGCCTGTGACTCCAGCCAGATCGAAGCGCGCACCGTGGCATGGCTCGCAGGGCAGGACGATCTGGTGCAGTCATTCCGCGAAGGGCGAGATGTATACTCCGAGTTTGCTACCGAGGTGTACGGCAGGACCATTACCAAGGCAGATTACACTGAGAGGTTTGTGGGTAAGACCTGCATCCTTGGATTGGGCTATGGCATGGGGGCAGAGAAGTTCCGCCGCACTCTGGCGCTTGCCAAGATCGAGATCGATGAGTTCGAGGCCGAGCGCATCGTGCGCCTCTACCGCCAGAAGTACTACAAGATCGTCCAACTCTGGCAGGTATGTGGTAATGTCCTGACCAACATGACGCAGGGCCGGAGCGGCATGATCAACGACAAGCTTGCATACGACAACACCGGCATCACTCTGCCGAACAAGCTGAAGATCACCTACCCTGCGCTGCGCCAGAACGGCAGCGGGTTTGAGTACATCAACGACGCACGCACCTTCCGCAAGTATCTGAAGGATAGGCTGCTGGGCCTGCCATGTGATGACCTGCCATGGACCCGTATCTACGGCGGCAAGGTGGTGGAAAACCTCGTGCAGGCTCTGGCTGGTATCATCGTGCGCAAGCAGATGGTAGCTATCGGTCTGTCTGGGTACTTCGTCGCCTTCCAAGTGCATGACGAGAACGTCTGCGTGGTGCCAAGCGAGGGTGCCGACGCAGCCGAAGCCCACATCATCAGCCTTATGTCCAAGCCCCCGGCATGGGCACCTGATCTACCTGTCGCCTGCGAAGCAGGGCGGGCTACTAACTACGGAGATTGTTAGTGACTAATACCAAGGGCATCCGGCTCGCACACTCATACTCATCGCTAAAGCAGTTCGAGAACTGCCCGCAGCGATACTACCGACAGCGCATCCTGAAAGATATCAAGGACGAGGGAGGCGAGGCCAGCAAGTATGGCGAGCGCATCCACGAGATGCTGGAGCGCAGGCTCAGGGACAATGCCGACCTCCCGCAGGAGGCTGCCCAGTACGAACCCCTGTGTAAAGGCGTTGAGAAGCTTGCTGCAGGCGGCGAGTTGTTCGTGGAACAAGAGATGGTCCTCAATGCCAATCACGAACCGACAGGGTGGTGGGACTCCGACGCATGGCTCAGGTCTAAGCTCGACGTGCTGGTACTTAAGGGTGCTGATGCCATCGTCATGGACTGGAAAACCGGCAAGCGAAAACCGGACTTCTTTCAGATGGAAATCTTCGCGGGGCAGGTGATGAAACACTTCCCTCAGGTCCAGCGGGTGAAGACCGTATTGGTCTGGCTCAAGGATATGAAGCTCGATGAGGAGACCTACACCCGCATTGACATAATGGGTATCTGGGGTGGCATCACCTCGGCCACGAGCCGCATTGAGCAAGCACTACACTTTGATAATTGGCCTGCTCGACCGAGCGGTCTGTGCGGCTACTGCCCTGCACAATCCACATGTAAGTGGGCACGACGGTGACGAAAAAACCAAGGTGTTGGGGGACGGGGGAAGTTCTACTGCCGCAGCATAGGGCTGAAGCGGGGTGCGATGACTGCCCACACTATGCCACCTGCCGCACTATAGCGCGTTTGGTGGGAGCGCGACGTTGATTATGTACTTGACACCCATGTATCGTATGGTAGGAGGAAGTCGTGGCGGCACTGACCCCCGAGGGGAAGGTAAAGAAGCGTCTCACCGAGATGCTGAAGCGGCACAAGGTCTGGTATTTCTTCCCCGGTAACAACGGGTTCGGGAAGTCCGGGCTACCCGATATCATCGCCATCATCCGAGGGCGGTTTGTCGGGATCGAAGTGAAAGCAGACAAGTCCAAGAAGCCGACCGAACTCCAGTGGAAGACAGGTCGGGAGATCAAGGAAGCCGGAGGCTCTTGGTTCCTCGTCTATGATGACGAGACCATCCTCACAGTGGAGACGTATATCCGTGTTGGTAGTTGAGAAAGCCAAGGCTCTAGCTCTGAAGCTGAACAACCCTAACCGGGTGTTGGACGTTATCCCTACGGCCAAGACTATCAATGTCCGGGGTCACACACTGGTGATTGCACCGCACCGACTCGACGAGGTCCGCGTCCTCAACAACATGGGGATCAGGGCACCGTCCCCAATCATGCACTACTATGATTGGCCCGGTCGGTTCACACCGTTCGACCACCAGAAGCAGACGGCTGCGTTCCTCACGCTCAACAAGCGCGGACTTGTCCTCAACGATATCGGCACCGGTAAGACACAGTCCGCGCTGTGGGCAGCGGACTACCTGATCAAGACCAAGCAGGTTAAGAAGGTGCTGATCCTGTCGCCGCTGTCTACACTGGAACGTGTCTGGGGTGACGGTATCTTCCTTGGGTTCCCCAACCGTAGGTTCGTGGTCATGCACGGCACAGCAGAGCGCCGCCGCAGATTGCTCAATGAGGATGTGGACTTCTACATCATCAACCATGACGGGTTCTCAATCATCGCTGACGACATTGTGGGTATGTTCGATCTGGTTATCGTCGATGAGGCTGCGGTCCTGCGTAACCCAAGCACGCAGCGGTTCAAGCAGTTCCGGAAGTGGATCGCCAAGAACCCAGACACACGTCTATGGTTGATGACCGGGACGCCAACACCCAATGACCCGACTGATGCGTGGGCACTGGCCAAGCTGGTTGATAGCCCGAACTGCACACAGACATACACAGCGTTCCGTGATCAGGTGATGGCCAAGATTGGGCAGTGGAAGTTCGTACCCCGCCCTGACTCGATGGAGACAGTGAGCAACATCCTGCAACCATCGGTGCGGTACACTCGGGATGAGTGCTTCGACCTACCTGAGACGATCATCCAGACACGTCAGGTGAGCCTGACTCCTGAGCAGGACAAGTACTACAAGACCATGCTCAAGGACCTGATCGTGGATGTGACTAAAGCACGTCTGTCAGGGGGTACGATCAGCGCTGTCAACGAAGCGGTCAAGGTACAGAAGTTGGTGCAGATTGCCTGCGGTGTAGCCTACGGCGACGACGGCCAGAACATCGAGCTTGATGCCAGCCCGCGAGTGAAGCTGGTGAAGGAACTGATTGAGGAGGTAGGTGAGAAGGTCATTGTGTTCGTCCCCCTGACGGGTACGCTGCACATGCTGGAGCGCGAACTGTCCAAGCACTGGACTGTCGGTGTGGTGAACGGCGAGGTGTCCTCATCCAAGCGAGACGTGATCTTCAAGGACTTCCAAGACAGTAAGGACCCGCATGTTCTGATCGCCCACCCCGGCACCATGGCACACGGACTTACGCTGACGACGGCATCGACCATCATCTGGTACGGACCGGTCAACAGCAACGAGACTTATGTACAAGCGAATGGCCGCATCGAGCGGATCGGGAAAAACAAAACCTCGAACCTGATCCACATCGAAGCCACTGCGCTTGAGCATAAGATGTACGACCGACTCAGGAACAAGCAAAGCCTGCAAGGGCTGCTGCTGGACCTGATCCAAGAACAAACGAGGAAGTGACGATGACTGTGACAGTGGACAGCGCCATCGGCGCATACATGGTCCTACGCCGGAAGAAGGAAGCCATCGAGGCAAAGGTCAAGGAGGAAATCTCCGAGATCAAGGCGAAGATGGAGAAGCTCGAAGCGTGGATCAAACAGCAGGCTGACGTGCAAGGCGTCACCTCATTCAAGACCAAGCACGGCACTGCGTTTCTGACTACCACCGACTATGCGAACGTGGCAGACTGGGATGCTGTACTCACCTACATCCGCGAGAACGAGGCATACGATATGCTGGAGAAGCGTATCAGCAAGATGGCCGTGCGCGGGTACATCGAGGAGAACAAGTCAGTACCACCGGGTGTGAACTATGGCACCAAGCTGGAGGTCAACATCCGTAAACCCACCACTAAAGTAGAGGAGTAACGACATGCGTAAGTGGTTGAAACGGTGGCTTTTCAAGGAGGAGGACCGCTACGAAGAGACGCTCCGTCCCGCGCACAACGTGCTTAACGAAGCCATAGCTTCGTCGATCCAAGCGTACAAGATTGACAACGGTTACATAGTCCGGGTGTTTTCCGCAGAGGGACCGATCCACACCCTGCGAATGCCCACCTTGGCATACTGTAAGGATCACCAAGCAATTGCCGACTACATCGTCTCACAGAGCGCCACCAACAAACTGGTGGGTAATGCGCAGATGGAACTACCGCTAGTCGGTGGGTCGGTGAGAGCTACGAAGCAAGCATACCCCTCGTTCTAATCGCTCATCTCAGGAGAACTTATGAGCACTTCACTTATCCCTGCCAACATCCAAGTCCCCGCCCACATCGCTGCTCGCATGGGCCAGCAGTCGTCGCTGGCTTCCTCGCTCGCTGCCGGTCTGGCCGCTGGCGAGAGCTATCCGCGCATCAGCATTAAGGGTTCGCGCTTCCGCATCGTGGAAGGTAAGACCGAGACTGTGCTTGATCAGGTCAAGCTCAATGTCGTGATCGTCGGTGCTAACCCGCGCCTGTCGAAGACCTACTATGCCAAGCAGTGGGACCCGAACGATGAACCCACCGGTCCGGATTGCTTCTCGCTCGACGGTATCGGCCCTGACGCATCTGTGCAGAACGCTGAGAACGATCTGTGTGCCTCGTGCCCGAAGAACGCTTGGGGTTCCAAGATCAGCGGTAATGGTCAGCAGATCAAGGCTTGCTCAGACCAGAAGCGTCTCGCCATCGTGGCTGCCGAAGACCCCGAGGGTCCGATCTATCTGCTTCAGGTCACCCCTGCCGCACTCAAGGGTCTGAACCAGTATCAGAAGGAACTGTCGGTCCGTGGTATTCCGCCCGAGGTAGTCAAGACCGTACTCTCGTTCGATACCGATGCTTCGTTTCCGAAGTTGAAGTTTGGGTTTGGCGGGTTCCTCGAAGCCCATGAGCAGGATGTTGTTGATCGCCTGTTCGGCAGCGATGAAGTCAGAGAGATCACGGGTGAGAAGGTGATCGCTTCTCAGCCCGCTGAGGCCGCAGCCCCTGCGGCAGTTGCACCGAAGCCCGCTCCGGTTCGCGTTGTGGAGGAAGCCCCTGCCCCTGCGCCCGAAGCAACTGAGACTCCGAAGCGTGGCTTCGGTGCAGCCAAGGCTGAACCCAAGGCGGAAGTGCCGAAGGCAGCCAAGTTGAAGCCTGCCCCTGTGGTGGTCGAAGCCGACAGCGATGCCATGACACTGGCCGACGAGATCGCTGCGCTTGTTGGGGGGCTGGACGCCGATGACGCCTAACTCGCTCGACTTCACGAAAGTGGAGGCGCTGCGAAAGCATATGCTCCTGACAACTCGGGATATGGCCGAGTTGTTGGGAGTAACCCGGATGACGTACTATAGCTGGGTGGCGGGCAAACCCATGCGGAAAGCCAACCAGCTATATGTCCGGACAATGCTGAAGCGCCTGCTTGCTGTGATGACGGACCACGGATGGCCTATGCCGGAGGTGATTGCCGCTGACCAGAAAGCGAGGAAGGAACGCCTCATAGAACTACTCAAAGAAAGCTGATACGGTGGGGGTTCACACCCCCACCAACGCAGGGGCACCCATGGATACAGCTACATTTCTCAAGCGGGTTCTCCCCGATATCGGGTACTATGCCAGCGCCAACCTCACTGATCAGGGGATGATGCACGGCTGGTTCTCGACGGTGGATGACCTCGCTCAATCAGTACAACGGGTAAGTCAACGAGGAGGCAATGCGTATTACGCAGTGGCTGCCTTCCAAGAGAAGGGGAAGAGAAGTCAGGACAACGCGCGCATCCTGAAGACCCTGATGCTCGATGTCGATTGCGGCACGGACAAGCCCTACATAGACTGGCGCGCAGGTCTAAAGGAACTCGGCAAGTTTATCAGCGCAATGGCGCTGCCTAAACCCATGATCGTGTTCTCAGGGAACGGCCTGCATGTGTACTGGGTTCTTACCGAGGAGCTTGATCCAGATCAGTGGAAGCCACTGGGTCTGGCACTGAAGGCAGCCTGCGCTGCTCATGGTCTTGAGATCGACCCGACTGTGCCCGCCGATAGCGCACGAGTGCTACGTCCCGTGGGGACGATCAACCCGAAGGGTGGCAACACTGTCCGTCTGCTGATCGACGCCCAACCGGTGACCCCGGATATGATGCGCTCGAAGCTGGCCGGATACGTTCCCGCAGTAAGTTTGCCGCTAAACAAACACACTCGTACCAGCGCGTTGTCACAAGCTCTCGCCGTTGAGCAGGAGTTTCCGGAAGCTAACGCTGATGTGGTCGCGTCGAAGTGCCAGCAGATCAAGTGGGGTATCGAGAACCAGAAGGATGTCAGTGAGCCGTTCTGGTAT